GTTTGGTGAAGATGCTCTCGCAAAATTTGATATTGCATTTCCTATCGAAATGTATATTAAATCTATCGATGGATTTCAAGGAGACGGAGATTTTTTATCTAAGTTTGGTTTAGAAATCAGAGACTCTATGGTTTTGACTATCGCACAAAGAAGATTTGAAGATGAAGTTCATATAACAGAAACAACTCCTTTTAACGAAGCGGAAGGTATCGGTCGTCCTTCAGAAGGAGATTTAGTATATTTTCCATTAAATGGAAAGATTTTTGAAGTTAAGTTTGTAGAACATGAAGCAATTTTTTATCAGATGGGCAAACTGCAAACATATGATTTAACATTAGAACTGTTTGAATACAGTCATGAAAGTATCGATACTGGTATTGCTGAAATCGATGCGATAGAAACCGAGCATTCTACAGAATTCATCTTCATTGCACTGGAAGGTGCTTTACCATTTGCTACTGCAGTCGCAACAGTAACTGGACAATTTGTTACTTCAACGTCAGTTACATTTGGTGGTCTTTATGAAACTGCAGAGTTTGTGCCAAGGGTAACGTTCTCTGATCCTCCTCCATCAATTACTGCGGTTCCAGAAATTTCAATCGTCGATGGTAGTATTTCATCTATTACATTTTCTAACGTAGGAAGAGGGTATGTCACACCAACACTTGCTACTATTGAAGGACGGCAAGCAATTGATGGATGGGCAGTATCAGAATCTAAATTTGGAGATTACTCTTACAAGCTTGGAACAAAAGAAACCGATACCTCGTTTACCCGACATGAAGACGTTTCTGAAGGATACTTCAATTTTCATTTGTATGTTCCTTCTGGAAATAATACTGTGTACGGGAAAGTGTTTACAATCGAAGATACGGAACCAGATTGGATTATTAACGTAGCAAATACTGCAAACTCAACATATAGTTTAGAGTTACAATCTGACGGCACACTGTATGCAAACAATGTTGCAAAAGACGCATGGAATTTCTTCTCTGTTAAGGTAGAAGATGATTCAGGCAATCAAAGAATCACACTTTTTAAAGATGCGACTCAAGTTGCCACAAGTATCACTGGAACTCAACCATCCAATTTGTTTAAAAGAATTGTCAATGTGAATAATACTCGTTCTGGCAACGTTTATATAGATCATTTATTCATAGATACTGATTTATCTTCTGTATTATCATACACAAATACTGCGGTAAGTAACAGTGGAACAATAACAACTTTATTGACATTTGAAAATTCACCTCCTACAGATCCATTTACAGTATTTGCAAACAATGTAACAATTGATGCTAATGGGTCTATAAACGCAATTGCAATTCCTGTTGTGTCCGGAGGAGAAATAGTTTCTGCTAACATAACAATGCAAGATGCACCAACATCATTCCCTGCGCAAGCAACAGCAACTGTTACAAATAATGAAGTAGTATTACTCACTATAACTAATCAAGGACAGGGGTATGTTGATGCTCCAACAATAACAATTCAATCAGATTCTGCGGGTGGTCGAATCAAGTTAGAAGATAATATCTATCTCATCGACGATGGAATTAGGTATGCTAATACCGATCCGCAAGCAAACAACACTCTATTTGAAAACGATACTACTTCCTTTATAGATTTCAGTGAGTTTAATCCATTTAGTGAAGGAGATCGCTGGTAATGTTCGGTCATCAATTTTATCACGAAAGTATACGTAGATATATTATTATGTTCGGTAATATGTTTAATGATATTGACATCATTAGATATAACGACAATAAAGAAATTAGTCGAGTAATTCGTGTTCCTATTGCATATGGACCTAGAGATAAATTTCTTTCTAGAATTGATACTGATCCAAATTTAGATAGGCAAATCGCAATTCAATTACCTAGATTGGCATTTGAAATGACCAACATATCATATGATTCAACGAGAGCATTGAATAAACTTACAAGAAATATAAATTTGGGTGAAAGTGATGATAAACTTAGAGGACAATACACACCCGTCCCATATAATATCGATATTACTTTGAATGCTATGTTTAGATATAATGAAGATGCTGTTCAATGTATGGAACAAATACTACCGTTCTTCAGACCAGAATGGACAAATAGCATAAAGTTGGTAGATTCGATTGGAGATTATTATGATATCCCTACAGTATTAAACTCAATAAGTATTGAAGATAATTATGATTCTGGTTTTGAAGATAGAAGAACCATAATTCATAGAATGGATTTTACTATTAAAGGATATATATTCGGACCAGTAACTAATAAAGGTGTCATTACTAGAACTATTGTTAACTACAAGTCCGACACTCCTGCAACAACAGCAACTTCAGAAAGAGACACTCTGGTTCCGGGGTTATTGGCAAATGGACAACCGACGACAGATTCGTCATTGTCTATTTCTCGTGACACAATTTCCGCAAATTCTGATTATGGATTTGCATTTGATAAAGAAAACTTTTTTACTGGTACTGAATAATGAAAGATAAAACAACAGAAAGTCTCAATGAGATTTTTCATGTTGAAAGTGAATTGGTCGATGAAAAGAAACCTTCTCTTAGACGTGAAATACATGAGTCAAAAACAAAAAATGATGACGACATTACTAAAGATTACAAATATGCAAGAGAAAATCTTTATGATGTCATTGAGAGAGGCACCGAGGCACTTGACTATTTGTTAGAAGTCGCAAAGGCATCTGAACATCCTCGTGCTTTTGAAGTAGTTGGGTCTCTAACCAAAACACTTGTGGATGCAAATAAAGATTTGTTGGATATCCAGAAAAAAGTCAAGGATTTACAGAAAGAGGATGAAATTCCTCAGAATGTAACAAATGCGTTATTTGTTGGTAGCACTACTGAATTACAAAAAATGTTAAAGAAGAATATTGATGAGTGATCGTGGTTATCTTGGTAATGAGAATCTAAAACGTAAAGGCACAAATATCGAATGGACTGAAGATAAAGTTCAAGAGTTTATCAAGTGCGCGCAAGATCCAATTTACTTTGCAGAAAAGTATATCCAGATTGTCCATGTAGATCGTGGTCTAATTCCCATTCGTATGTACGACTATCAAAAAGAGATCGTCGAGAAAATTACAGATAATCGTCGTGTCACGGTTGTCACATCAAGACAGGCAGGTAAAACGACTACTGCAGTATGCGTGATATTACATTATGTGTTATTTAATGATCATAAGACTGTTGCACTTCTTGCAAATAAAGGTGATGCCGCACGAGAAATCCTAGATCGAATCAAGATTGCATACGAAGCACTGCCCAAGTGGATGCAACAAGGTGTTGTTGAATGGAACAAGGGTTCTGTAGAATTTGAGAATGGATGTAAGATTATTGCATCTGCGACATCAAGTAGTGCTATTCGTGGTAAGTCTATTTCATTACTATACATTGATGAAACTGCGTTCGTCGAAAACTGGGATGAGTTCTTTGCTTCTGTATTCCCAACTATTTCATCTGGTAAAACTACCAAGATTCTATTCACATCTACACCAAATGGACTCAACCATTTCTACAAGACTTGTGAAGGTGCCAGAGAAGGTACGAATGGATATGAGTATGTACAGGTTCTATGGAAAGATGTTCCGGGAAGAGATGAAGCATGGAAACATGAAACATTATCATCAATGGATTTTGATTATGAAAAATTCGCACAAGAATTTGAATGTGAGTTTCTTGGATCATCAGGAACACTGATTGAGGGGAATAAACTAAAACAATTGGTTTATAAACAACCCATAACAGAGAACAGTGGTTTATGTATGTACCATTTACCTGTTGAGAAACATTCCTATGTCTGTATAGTTGATGTATCAAGAGGAAAAGGATTAGATTATTCTGCATTTCATATAATCGATGTCACAAAAATGCCATATAAACAAGTGTGTTCTTTTAGAGACAACATGATTACCCCCATTGAATATGCAGAAATGATACATAGAACTGTTAAACATTATAATGAAAGTGCGGTGTTGATAGAGGTAAATGATATTGGGGAGCAAGTGTCTGATTTGCTTCATCACGATTTCGAATATGAAAATTTACTATACACAGAGTCAGCCGGTCGTTCTGGTAAAAGAATTTCTTCTGGTTTTGGAAGTAACGTAGACAAAGGAGTGCGAACAACAAAAACAGTTAAATCTGTAGGTTGCTCGATTCTTAAACTTCTGATTGAGCAAGATCAGTTAATATTGTATGATTTTGCAACTATTAGAGAATTGTCGACGTTTTCCAGAAAAGGAGTATCATACGAAGCAGAATCTGGTTGTCATGATGATTTAGTTATGGGTTTAGTATTATTTGCATGGTTATCGGATCAACAGTTTTTTAAAGAAATGACAGATATCAACACTTTAAAGGCACTCAGAAGAAAAAATGAAGAAGAGATTATGAACGAATTAATTCCTTTTGGAATAATTGATGATGGATCAGAAGAAGATGATGGAATAATGTTAGGTGCTAGTGAAGAACGTAATACAGAATTTGCTGAAAATTATATACAAAGTAACTTTGATCCTTTCTAAATAACCAGTTTTATAAATACATGAAGAATAAAAATATATGACTCTTTAAGAGAAAGGAGATAAAACATGGCATTCCAAGTTTCACCCGGAGTGAATGTAAGTGAGATTGATCTCACTACGGTGGTACCTGCCGTTTCGACATCTACAGGTGGGTTTGCAGGACATTTCCGTTGGGGTCCAATCGATCAAAGAGTCCTTATTGACTCAGAAGATCGTTTGGTCAACGTGTTCCAAAAACCACTGACATCAAACTCAGCAGTAGATTTTTTCACAGCAGCTAACTTCCTAGCATACGGAAATCAATTATTTGTTGTAAGATCTCATGTGGATGCATTAAATGCTTCAACTGGTAGTGTTGCACCACTCATCACAAATGAAGATTATTACGAAGAAACATACACTCATCTATCGACGCATGGAGATTGGGTAGCAAAGTACGCAGGTGAATTAGGAAATTCACTTAAAATTTCTGTGTGTCAATCGAATGCCGCATGGGAATCAGTTACTTCTACATTATCAGATACTTATTCAGTAACCAGAAACGAAAATACTCTTGTCATTAATGGAGACGGTGAAGGTATTTCTGCATCATCTAATACTGAAGTATATTTCAATGTTGGTGATATTCTTTTAGTTGGTCCTGATAGACAACCTTTAAAGGTAAAAACTTTATCAGGAAATACAGCAACATTTACAACTAATTATACAGGAAATACTGTTAGTCGTAGCACTACTGCTATTACTCGTCGTTGGGAATATTCAAACGAATTTGACAGAGCACCGGGAACAACAGTTTATGGTGAAAATAACAATGCATTAGATGATGCAATTCATATTGCAATTGTTGATGAAGACGGAGAGATCACTGGAACTCAAGGAACTGTTCTTGAAAAGTTCGAATCAGTTTCAGTTGCTTCCGATGCTAAAACTGAACAAGGTGGATCTAACTACTACAAGCAAGTTGTCAATCAGCAATCTGCGTATGTGTGGTGGGGTGGTCATAATGCGAGTTTAACGAATGCAGGTAAAGCTGCTAATGGACTTACATTTGGTGGGTCGACATCACCAGTTACAAATTCTTTCAGTAGAGGTAAAGACGGTGCTAAACCATCAGGTGCGCAAAAAATTGCAGGATATAATCTATTCAAATCTGCACAAGATGTTGATGTCTCATTAATCTTGGGTGGTGAAGCAGATCAAACTCTAGCAACACACTTGATTACAAACATTGCTGAAAACCGTAAAGATTGTATTGTAGTTATTTCTCCAGAAAAGAATGATGTGGTCAATAATAATTCATATGAAGGCAAAGAAACAAATGATGTTGTTGCCTACAGGAATCTATTACCATCTTCTTCTTATGCTGTACTGGACTCTGGTTGGAAGTATCAATATGATAAGTACAACGATTTATACAGATATGTTCCATTAAACTCAGATACTGCAGGACTAATGGTTCAAACCGATTTAACTCGTGATCCTTGGTATTCACCTGCAGGATTCAATAGAGGCAATGTTAAAAATACAATCAAGTTGGCATATAATCCAACTAAAGGTGATAGAGACCAACTATACAAGAATGGTGTCAACCCTGTTGTTACATTCCCCGGACAAGGAACAGTATTGTTTGGTGATAAAACATTGCTTGCTAAACCATCTGCTTTCGACAGAATCAACGTTCGTAGACTGTTTATCGTCCTAGAAAAAGCAATTTCGACAGCAGCTCAGTTCACTTTGTTTGAATTTAACGATGAGTTTACACGGGCGCAATTCAAGAATTTGGTAGAACCATTCTTGAGAGATGTACAAGGTCGACGTGGGATTACTGACTTCCAAGTGGTGTGTGATGGCACAAATAACACTGGTGAAGTAATCGATAGAAATGAATTCGTGGGTGATATTTATATTAAACCTGCACGTTCTATCAACTTTATCCAACTAAACTTTGTGGCAGTCAGATCCGGAGTTGAGTTCTCCGAAATCGTCGGTAGAGCAGGTTAAGGATAAAGGAGATCAACAATGGCGTTTAACGTAAACGAATTCGCAGGAGCATTAAAAGCAGGGGGAGCACGTCCCTCCCTGTTCCAAGTGCAAATTACTAACCCGATTAACGGTGTCGGTGACGCACAGGTGCCTTTCATGTGCAAAGCTGCTCAGATTCCTGAAGCAACTTTATCTGCACTCGATGTACCATATTTTGGTAGAAATATTAAAATTGCAGGTACTCGCACTTTTGCCGAATGGTCGCCTACTATCATCAACGACGAGGATTTTGCTATCCGGAATGCGATGGAACAGTGGTCAAATGCGATTAACTCGTTCCAAGGCAATATAAATAATGCAGGAGGAACTGCTCCTTCATTGTATAAAGCAAATGCACAAGTCACACAATTTGGAAAAACTGGTGATATTCTACGTGTTTATGATTTCGTAGGTATCTTTCCAACTACAGTCGCAGCTATTGACTTAGGATGGGAAAATGGTGATGCCATCGAAGAATTCCAAGTAACTTTTGCATACGACTATTGGCAAGTTTCTGGTGGACAAACCGGAAACGCCGGTGGTATCTAGTATTTAAATTGATAATGAAGGGGTGTATAAATAGTACGTACACCCCTATTACTTGAGGTCAAAAAATGCCAATAGAATTATTTGGTTTCCAAATTGGAAGAAAGGAAGAACGGAAAGACTCCGTAAAAACCTTTGTTCCCCCTTCTAACGAAGATGGATCATTAGCAGTTAATGAGGGAGGAGCTTACGGCACTACCGTTGACGTTGATGGTACTGCAAAATCAGAAGCTCACTTAATATCCAGATATCGTGACATGTCTATTCAACCAGAATGCGAAAGAGCTATTGACGATATCGTTAATGAAACTGTTGTTTCTTCTTCAGAGGAAAGTCCAGTAGAGATCGTTTTGGATAATATCCAATTAGATGATTCTATCAAAGATAAAATGCGTGACGAGTTCGACAGCATTAAAGATCTCCTTTCCTTTAATAGTAAATCATATGACATCTTTAAGAATTGGTACGTTGATGGAAGATTATACTACCACATTATGATTGATGAAAAAGCACCTCGCAAAGGAATTCAAGAACTTAGGTATATTGACCCCCGTAAAATTAAAAAAGTTAGAATAGAAAGGAAATCTAAAGAACCTAGTTCCGGCGGTCCTGCTAGTCAATTGATCAATAAAAAATATGAAGAGTATTACATATATTCTCCAAAAGGTGTTACCGCAGGATTCCAAGGTCTTAAAGTATCTTTGGACTCGATTGCACACTGTCATTCAGGTCAATTGAACACGAACAATACAATGGTTCTTTCTCATCTTCATAAAGCAATCAAACCTTTAAACCAACTCCGCATGCTAGAAGATGCAACGGTTATCTATCGTCTCGCACGTGCACCTGAAAGACGTATCTTCTACATCGATGTAGGAAACTTACCAAAAGCGAAAGCAGAACAATATCTCCGTGACATGATGATCAAGCATAAGAATAAATTGGTCTATGATGCAAACACAGGTGAAGTTCGTGATGATCGTAAATTTTTAACGATGCTTGAAGACTATTGGTTGCCACGTCGTGAGGGTGGTAAAGGTACGGAGATTACTACATTGCCGGGCGGACAAAATCTTGGTGAAATCGAAGATGTTTTGTACTTCCGTAAAAAATTATACGAATCACTAAGTGTACCTATTTCTAGAATGGAAACAGATTCTCAGTTTAATATGGGAAGATCTTCAGAAATTACTAGAGACGAACTCAAGTTTAATAAGTTTGTAGAAAGACTCAGATTTAAATTCTCAGAACTATTTCAAATATTGTTAGAAAGACAACTATTACTGAAAGGAATCATCACAAAACGTGAATGGGATTTAATCAAAGGAAAGATTTTTTATGATTACGCAAAAGATAACCATTTCACCGAATTAAAAAATGCGGAAATTATGAG